TCTGGCTCGTACCGGAATCGCTCGCGCAGCTCCTCAATGTCGATATGGGTCGTCATGCTTTATCTCCAAACTCATCGGGTGCATCCTGGAATGCAGCGGCGCTTGCCGTGGTGGCCGCTTGGGGTGCGCTGGAAAGAACTGCGCCAAGCGCCTTCTTTGTGGCGTCAATCATGCTGCTGAACTGTGATTTGTCGTTGTACGTATTCCAGAACGTCTCAACCTGAGCATCCGTTATCGGTGCTGCTTGGGGTGCGGTAGGGGTGATCGCAGGGTCTGGTAATTCGAGGCGCAAGCCGCCCTTGTGGTGGTCGAGAAGCGATTGCAACTCGTCAGCAGGTAGGCGCTCCATTTCGGCAAGTGCCTGCCGCGCAGCCTCCTGAACCGAGATATCGATGGGTGCGGTAGGGGTGAGGGATGCATTGTGCGCATCCACGAACCGTTTGGCGTCTGAGTAGTACGTGCTGGTGATGCGCTTTCCTGCTGCATCGCAGACGATCCCCATGTCATCCTGCTTTTCAACAGTCCACTGTCCGGCGCTCGGCTGGTCCGGAAATTCCGCGCCCTGGTAGTAGGCCATCATCGTGCGTGCTGCGTGCTCGACTTCGGCAATGCCGCTCTTGGTGGCATGTCCAAGCCATTCGTATGTCGGAGACAGGCCGTCGACGCTCGGCTGGTCGGTAGCTGCGGTAGGTGCTTCGGACGCAGCTTGCTGGTAGCTTCCCTTGGTCTGACCGTTCTCGTCCGCATAAGCGGAAATCCCAAGAGGAATAGGCGCGGCTTGCTGGGTGCTCTGGTCGATTGCTGCGCGAATGAACCGTGCGGCAACCGCTGTCGTGGATGCAATAAGATTAGGCCCGTTACCATCCAGCGGGCTACCGCCGACATCAATTGATTTTTCATACCCTGCTTCCAGCCCATCGGCAATTGCCGACAGATCGTCAATGTCGAAGCCAAGTAGTTTGCGCTCGTCCGCCTCGCGCTGTGTGGTGGGGGTGGTCATTTCGATCCTTCGGCAAAAAGTTCAAGATTGTTCAGGCGGGCGCGGCGCGTCTCGCGGGCGCTCTCAGCGTGGTGCGCGGCGTCGTGCCGTAGGTGGTGCATCTGGCACAGCGCGCGCAGGTTGGCCGGATCGCAGTTCTCGGGCTGGTGGTCGAGGTGCGCGATGGTCAGCACAATCGTGACCATGTTTTTGACCTGGTACTCGCTCATTCGGACCGACGCGATGTACTCGCCGGTTTCGGCGTCAAACACCTCGGCGGTGTCTGCTTGGTACGTTCCGGCGAATGGGCCAGCACCGCGTGCGATGCGCTTACCATTCGCCACCTTGCATTGTTCGCAGCAATGGCCGGCGCGCTCAAGAATTGCGGCGCGGATCTCGCTCCAGTTTGCAGGGTAGCGGCTTCGGTTTTCAGGTTTGATCGGCATCGCTCAATCCTTGGTGGTAGCAGCTTGAGCTGCGGTGTGGGTGGCGACAGGCCAGTAAATCGTGCAGTAGTCGCCCTCGCATTTCATGCAGTGTTCGCAGTCGCAGGAAAGGTCGGTTTCCCACTGGTAGGTCACGCCATCGGTAGCGATGAATTCGTGCGGCTGGCCACCGTGATTCCTGGGCATGTGGCACCCATTTTTGTCGTACGGTGGGCTTCCATCGTTGTCGAATAGGATGTCGCAGTTCATGCTGCCTCTCCCTTACCGGAGGTAGTGCGCAGAGCGACTTCGCGGATGGCGCGATAGACCGCGTTGGCCGTCCACAGCTTGTTGAGCACAGTGGTATCGAATCGGATCGCGCTCGCGCCTGCCTGCTGCATTTCCGGCGTTGGCTCAGCGGGCCACTGCTCGCGCACTTCTTCCGGCGCGCTCACGGTGCCCTCGGCCTTGACTGGCTCCGGGTTATCTAGCAAGCGAGCGAATGCCCGATCGTATGCATTCAACTCGTGCTGCCAGTAAGCTGCTCCGTCACCCATCGACGCATCGCGGACGAAGGTCAGCGCCTCACGCCACGCGGCGCGGTGCGTCGTGAAGTTGGCCGGAATGTACTGCCTTCCAGTAGGCGCGCTCACGGTGCTGGTAGTAGGGGCGAGGTAAAGGTTCGCGCCGACCTTCAACTCTGCGCCCGGTGCCAGCATGATCGTTGCCGTGCCGTTGCCATCGGTGATGATGACTTTGGCAGAAGGTGACTGTTCGGCTGTCTCGGCCTTCGCTGCCTGCTGGGTGACTTCCTGCGCAGGAACTGGGCCAGCCTCAGCAACAGCACGCAGCACCCTCTCAGCATCGGGGTTAAACCAGTCGCGGCGCTCGGGCAGCGCGCCAAGCAGTTCGCGCAGCGCCCAACGCAACAGGTTCTGCTGCGCGCTGCGGCGCTCGACATCAGCGCGCACCAGGTCGCGGACTTTGGCGAGTGCATCTTCGAAGCTGTCCACGAGGTACGGTTCCAGCGCAGCGTGCAGGCGGTCGAGCATCAGGGCGGCACGGGAGGCATCGGGGGTGGCTTGGGTGGTGGTAGCGGTGGCTGGAGCGGCGTAGAGCGGGATCGTGTAACGCGCTGCGATCTGCGCCCAATGACCGAACCCGCAGGTTTCCATGTGCTTCTTCGACTCAGCAGTGGTGCAGAGCTTGCCGTCGTCTTGCATCCACGCGACCGGCTCAGCCCATACTACATCCTGGCTGGCTTCCTGCGCAGTAGGAGCGGCGAGCAGGTGCTTGATTACCGCTTGGCAGTCGGAGAGGCGGCACGCCAGATCGACCGAGCCTTCGTTGTAGCTGGTTTCCTCCAGGTTGCGCAGGAGACGCGCGATGTTCACGCCGGCGATTTCTTCCGGCACTGCCCTGGTTGCCTGGGACTGACCCGCGAGGTGGGCGACAATCGCAGCGCGCTCGATGGCGCGGGCGAAGTGAAGCGCGTCCTTGGCCGTGAAGCGCGGCAAATCGGCGCGGCTCCCGCCAGGGCTGCGATATTGCGCCACGAGATCGAAAATCTGCTCATCCGTCAGTTCGCCGGCTGGATGCTCTGCGGCGGTCACCGGCACTGCCCGCGCAATCGCATCCAGCGTGCCGGCGATGACGTACTGATCAGTACCCTTGATTGGCAGTTGCACGGCGCCGGTTCCGTACATCTGGAGAAGCTGCGCTGCATCGCGCGTGATGGCGTCGCTCAGGGATTGGGCTTGTTCGGTTGCTGCGATTTGGGTGGTCATGGCGATCTCTCAGTCTTGTTTGAACTGCACGTTGTTCAGGGCTGCCCACGCATGGATGTACTCGATCAGGCTGGTCATGCGCGCTACGGTCATTTGCGCCGACGATTCGCGGATGTTGACCCATTCGCCCTCGATGCCAGGAATGACTTCTGCCGCCAGCCCAGTAGCAACCGCGTGACCGCTGATCATCAGCGTCTTCCACTGGTTCAGCGTCAGGCGACGGCCGAGGTACTTCGCCTTCTTCTCGAGCTCGCCGAACATCGCGTGCAACTTGGCGTTCTGCTCCAGCGAGCGCGTCGGCGGGCCGACCTTGATGCCGAGGCCTTCGGGCAAGTTCGCCACCTTCTCGGCCAGGTGACGGCGATTTGTTGCGGTGATGGTGCCGATCAGGATGTAGGCCATTACGCGGCCTCGCCGAAGTAGATCGGATCGGTGGTGCGACGCAGGATCGCGACGTTCGATTCCACCAGTTGATCGAATTTCGCCAAGCGCTCGACCATGGCGTCAATAAACACCTCGTCGCGCAAGATGCGCTTCACGAACAGGTCTTTGCTCACGCTGGCCAAGGCCGGGACGTACATGATGAAATCACACCACTTGCGACCAGTGAGCCACATACCGCCCTGCATCTGGTGGTCATACTCGGACGTGTCGCCGGTTTCCCACATCGCCAGAATCTTGCTGCTGTCGATCGGCGCCTTAATTTCTATTAGGCCGTCATCGTCGACCAGACCATCGGTCGAGTAACCGAACACGCCATCGTCGGTCAAGCAGATGCCAGCCTCGGTCACGAATGAGCCGGTGCGCGCCTCGTAGTGCATGCGCGCGGCGGCTTCCATCTGGTGACCGCGCTCCAACACCCAGGCCTTCGGCGGCTCGCCGTGCGGCTGGCCGCTGATGCGCTCGATCGCCAGGTCGGCGGCGTAGCGTTCGGCTACCGCCGTCGGATCGCCCGGATTACGCGCGCCAGACTTCTTTTGGCAGACGCTGATGGCGTCGGCGAAGCACGAGGCGGTGATTTTTCCAGCCCTAGCGGCGTGCCATTCCGGGGTGCCTTGGGGGCATTCGATGAATTTCATGCTGCGGCTCCTGCGGTGCGTTCGTAGTCGGCGTCTTCGGCGCTCATGGCCGGCGCAGCATCCACCACAGGCGTTGCCTCCACATCGACAGTGCGAGCCTCCTCGGCGGCATGGCGCAGGGCGTCGCGGTGCCGCGCGATCTCCTCTTTCAGCCTTGCGTGATCTGCCGGCTGCTTGGCCAGTGCCGCATTGTTCGCTTTCCAGTAGGCCAGCGCCTCGGCATCGGTCTTGGTGCGCAGTGCCGCGGCGATCATCGGCGTCACATCAACCCAATCGTCCGGACGATCTTGCGCCAGGCCTTCGCCGTTCGACTGGTTCAGGTGGTTCATTGCCTCGTCCAAGCGCTCGGTCTTCGGCCACAGCTTGTATGCGCGCTTGATGACGGTCTTCTTGATCATCTCGCCCTCGTCGGTCAGCCATGGGCAAGTGCTGACCT